CCTTAATGGCGGCAATCATTTCAGCCTTGCGCATCTTATCATCAAGCTCTAGGCCAGATTCCTTGGCATAGTCCATCAATTGTGTCTTGGTCATGCTGTCCAGATCTGGCTGTTCATTTTCTACGGCAACGACAAGAGAGGCAGAGTGCCAGCGCTCATACCTCTCCTGTGTAGCCTCAAATATTTCACCAGGATAGCGAAGTTTTTTCTCCCACCCATCATTAAATAGCTTCAGTGCCTTTACTCTAACCATTTATACCACCCCTTACGGGTTGGCGTTATCGGGAGCGAATACCACATCACTAGGATCGGGTACTGGAGGGTTAGCCCCCTGGCCGATGGTTATGCCAACGAATGCCTCACCAAAAATTGGACGGCCATCGTAGCGAGCAGTGCCCTTGTTGGACGGCCATCGTAGCGAGCAGTGCCCTTGAACACGGTGTTGTCCTGGATGAACTGCACGTGCTCGGACTGCGCCAGCTGCACGCCCGCACGCTCGGCTAGCAGGTACAGGGAGCCATAGCCGCCAATGATGTGATTGTTCGGGATGAAGTCAAGGAGCACTGCTTCACCGCCAATTACTGGCATTGTATTTTGCACACCAGCCACCACTACGCCAGCAGCGTTGAAATTAATAGCCTTGCTTTGCAAAATGCGGTAGGTCTGGGTATTCATTGCCCAGAACAGCTGACCGTCGCTGTAGTTAGCTTGCACTACACCAAGTTTTAATATCAAGTCTGCAAAAAAATCTGCAGGCGATACAGCCGTCGGATCAATTGCCAAGAGGTTAGTAGCGCTCAAGTCCGTCCATGTTCTCTCTCGGTTGCCCCAATATGCCGGCTGCAGTACTTCGGCTAAGCGGGTAACAATACCAACAGGCATCTTTACACCGGTACCGTATAAGATAGCTTTATCAAGCGCCAATCCAATCCCCTGGCTAATGGCGTCTAACACTTCACCAGCAAGATTAATGTCGCTGTCCTCCAAAATGGAGTTGGGAATGGCCACATAGCCGCCTACCTTGTAACCGTCTACTTCCAGTTGATTAAATACAATATCCATCTCGTTGAGGGTGCCAACCATCTCGGTCCAGATACCTTCAGGAATGGCACCAACAATATTTTGTCTAGCAGTCCCAGATACTCTTCTTAGGTTTACCTTAGTTATTAACTTACTATAACGATGCAAATTATCTCTAAGTAAACCTAATAACACATCAGGAATTAATAGATCCCCACCTGTTACAGCCCTTTTCTGCCCTATCAAAGTACGAACATTTTGGATAAAGTCTTTTACATCTTCACGAACAATTAAGTTTTCTACTGCACTTCTGCTCATGCCTTGGAAAAAGCCTCTTTTAATCATATAATCTCCTCCTTGTACCTGTGGTTTTGCTAAGCTCCTTTTTTGACTATTTTTTGGCTCTTTACTATTAAGCTGTTCAAGCTCTCCCTCTAACTCCGCAATTTCTGCCTCAAGGCTGGCCTTCTTTTGTTTGAGTCCTTCTTTTTCAGCTTCTATCTTGCCGACTTCTTCCTCTACTGCTGCAATCTCCTCATCGGTTTGAGCCTCTGCCAGCGCTGCTTCTATTTGTTCAGCCCTTGTTTCTAGTCCCCTTTCCTGTTCCTCCAACTCTGCCAACACAGCTTTGCGCTGCTCAATTTTTTTGGAAATCATTAATTGCTTAAGCATTTTTCAATCCTCTCCCTTAACTTATTTTTCTTGGCCTCAAGAAGCCTTTGCCGGTGCTGTTCAACTTCTGCCTTTCGGGCCTGCACCCCAGTGTCCTCATACGCTGGAAAAGTACAAACTGAAACCTCATGTAGATCTATCCCCGTAATGGTCCATTTTACTGTGCCATCATCCCGCCAGTCTGTTTCTTCGGAGGTGATGTTGAAACCGAAGGAGCACTGGTCAACGTCACCCCGCTTTACGCGCTCATAAAGATTTACTGCGTCACCGTCATTCGGGTTAATCTTCACCCGGCCCCAAAGACCGTAACTATCAGTTTTAAGCTCTAGGGTCCCGGCTTTGTTTCGGCCCAATACCAACGTTGTGTCGTGGTTTATGAGTGCCCGGATGTCGTTGTTTAAGGTTTCATCAAAAGCACCTGGCGCTATCTCTTCAAAAGCACCCGGCCAAAGTTCTGTTTCGCGGCCAAAAACCGCAAAATAACCCTCGATATACATATCCTGGGCATCAGGTTCTACCCTTGTTTTGAGTTCTGTTTGCAGGCTTCGGGTTTGCTTAATCTTCCTGTCCATCGTCCTCACCCCCCTGGATAAGTTTCTTCTGGTCGCCTATCATTCCAAGTGGTATATAGTTTTCAAGGATAACCAACTCGGACAATCCTTCTTTCGGCGACATGCCCAACCAGTCTCTTACTTCGTTCCCGGTCATAATGCCCCGGACGTACATATTTGCTCCTACATCGGCCAACTCTTTTATGTCGTAGGCATACAAGCTCCTGGGATTGAATTTAAAATACAGGTCTGGGCTATAAAGCAGCTTCCTGGTCAGCTCTTGTTCTATGCTCTTAGCAAGCGGCAAGATAGTGGAGTTAATGAAGTTGTTGTATTCATCTTTGTTGTACTTTCCTACGCCCAAGAAAAAAGGAGGCACTCCAAAGATACCTGCTACTGTACGTTTGTCTATTTCAACAGCTTCATTTATTGCTATGTCTTTAAGCGAAAGAGGTTTAACCTGTTCTACTTCAAGCAACTCTGCCGGGATAATCCAAGGCTGCCCGGCCTCTGCAGCCTCAAGGTACTTTTTAAATACTGCGCTTCGGCCTTCTTCACTAGATAATTCTGCAGTTGTAGCATCTACTTTTACAATGAGCGAAGGCATATACTTCCCGGACATAAAGCTTTTTTTCGTGGCTGTTGCCTGCTTGAGATTGTTAACAATGTCTTTCAACACCACCCGGTAGCCCCTGCCCCTCCAAGGTTCCTCCGGGTCCGGATTGATAACAAAGTGTAGCACTTCATCGTGGCTGTATATCCTGTCCTCGTATCTCACTTGGTAGCCATCATCGGTCGCAATAAAACTGATTTTTGATGGCTGCATGGGTACCAGTTCATCGATTAGTCCATCAGCCGTTAGCTTGGGGTAAATTAAGCTGTTGCCTTGGCCCTCTAGTAGCATGGTATGAACTATCCAGTACATCCAGGCTTTTCGGGTCATCAGGCTGTATGGGTTGACGTCAACTTTTCGGGACAATTCATTCCGGACCCTTATGTCCCCGTCCTCGGTGTTCTGCATCAAGTAAATCGTCATGGACGAAATAAGGTCTGCTATTTTATGGACCGCCATCCTTACTTCCGGGTTATCCGACAGTCGGGTATATCCGGGGACTGCCAATGTGTCATAGTTATTCGTCAGAAACCATTCTAAAGCAGATTTAGGCTCCGCCCTTGTCTTTCGTTTTCTTGAAAACCAATCTAATACTCCCATTTACTCACCGCCTTTCAGCCACTTTTGTGCTGTGCCAGATTTTGCAAGGTTCTTTAACTTTTGCATACAAGCAAAAACAGAGGCATCAAATAGGTCGATCCTCTGTGTTGGTAATATTTTTTCATATTTCACGGCATCATCAACCTGCTCTATTGCGTGGACGTTTTGCACGCAATATTCGTAGGCATCTGAGTGTAGATAATAAAACTTGCCAGCTTTTACTTTCTTTTCAATGTGGCGGAAACCCTCAGACTTAAGATAATAAAGCTGCGGTGTATCCTCTATCCTAAACCTTGCTTTCTTCATCTCAAGGAAAAACTCCCGGCCAAATTTCCGGTCGAAGCCTACCTGTTTAATATTGAAACCCCTTTTGCGCATGTCAATGAACCATTTGACAACCGTTTGATGGTCTGTAACCGGCGAATTTGTCATTGTCAGCCAACCATCATCCTGCCAGCCAAAAAGCGGGATGTTGTCTTCCTCTGCTTTTGCATGTGCTGCCACAATAGGGAAAAACCCATGAGTAATTGTTATATCAACATCACCATAGGTTCCATATAAAGCAGTAGCGCAAAGGTCGTGCATTTTAGCCAAGTCAGCCCCGCCATACCATTCAATCGGCATTTTTGCTAATTCTTCTAGTGTCCAATTATACTTCCTGTCGCTAGACCTGAACTCCTCAATGTTGAAATAAGATTTCATTGATGAAGTGTAAACATTTAGCGACTTCGCCAGAAAGTCTTTGCGCTGCTGTGGGTCGTTTTGGGCCTGGAGAGCATCGTTCATAATATCTTCTGGCCGAATAGTCACACCATAGTTCGGATTTGCTTTTTCATGCTCTGCCGGGTTAGTGTAATCGACACTACCGTCCTCTTTTTCATCGGCTTTGGTGATGAAAACGAAGTATTGTTCGTCTTTTACGGTGCCATCCAAGATCTTCTGGCAGTACTTCAGCCGGTTATAACAGAACGAATTCATATTGCCCCCGGCAGTAGTAATTCCTAGCGTCAGCTTGTTTGTGTACGCTTTGCCAGACTCTTTGATAACGTTATATTGGGTTGCATTCTTATAGGCGTGGAGCTCGTC